CGTCCAACTTGGAAGTCACTTCAAGAAATGATGGTATCCCACGATCCCGTCATGGCTGGATTTGACCCAGGAGGATAAACACTATGAATATCTGGAATTGGATTACTTCAAATTGGCAAGAGATCGTAGCCGCTGTTGGTGGCATCGTTCTTGCAGCCCGCATCATTGTTAAACTCACACCGACCCCAGCGGATGATTCGTTCTTGGAAAAGATCGTAAACTTCCTCAAGACAGTCGGACTGAATATTAAATAATCTTTTGTGCTGCGTGCAATCCTTGAGATCATCGCAGCCGTGTTTCGCATCATTCCAGGCTGGAAAGAAAAGCGAACACAAAACCTTGAGAACGACTGGCGCAAGAATCGCGAAGCTATTGAGCGTGATCTGCGTGGTGAGTCTTGGTGGTTGCGCAACAATGACACCAGTAACCCAGACAACGGGGGCAGTTGAGTCTTTAATGCGAGATGAAAACTATTCTTCTATCCGTACTGCTGATCCAAAAGTTCGCGCTTGGGCCAAGCGTGCTTTGCATTACGTCAACGATCTGTCGTTTGAATTGAGCAGAGAAAGACAAAAATGAACGCCAAAGATACACGCCGTACAGATTATTATACAAGGATCATTGATGCGCTTAACCAGCGAGAGACTTGGGAGAACCGTCAACGGCTGTTCTATCAAGCCCGCTACTTTGGTGTACGCCGCAAGGTCAAGCCTTGGCCTACAGCAGCCGATCTACACGTTCAGCTAATTGACACAGCAATTGAGAAGCTGAAGCCAAGCTTCGTCAACAGCGCAATTGGCAACGACATTCTTTCTAGCTTCGTACCGATGCGCCAGCAGTTGACACCGCTGACCGTATCAGCCGAGCGTTGGTTTGATTACAATATGCGTGAGCGTACCAACTTTCAGAAAGAGATTGTTTCCGTAATTGACAACTTGCTGCTCTACGGGCGTGGCGTGTCAAAAGTAATCTGGAACGAGGACAAAAAGCGCATTGAGTTTGAGGCAATTGATCCATTCCATATCATCGTTCCTTCCTATACCAAGGAGTTTAAAGATGCAGATTTCATCGTTCACATCATCTCAACGAGTGTCGATTCCTATAAGGCAAATTCCTTGTACAAGCAGGATGAGGACTTTATCAAAACAATTTCGGGTAAACCCTCCAAATCGGTGGGCTTACGAAGTGAGATTCAAGACGAAATTTATAGACGCGAGGGAATTACTCAGGAAGCTGAGAATGATCGCATCATTCTTTGGGAGATGTACACACCTTCTGAAGACGGATGGAAGGTGGAGACGTACAGTCCGCTTGTAGTAACTGAAGATGTCCGCAAGCCCTTCACATTGCCCTATCGTCACGGTGAACCACCTTTCGTAGATTTCCCCTATGAGGTCACAGGGGGCGGTTGGTACAGTCCGAGAGGCGTAGCAGAGATCCTGCTCCCTAATGAGAATCTGCTAAATAAGCTCAAGAACTCCCTCTCCGATTACGTTGAACTGGCCAACCGACCCGTTTTTGAAGCACAGAATCCTATCTCGCTAAACACATCGAACTTGAAGATGCAACCTGGGCAGATTCTGCCACAAGGCTTGAAGCCAGTTCAGTTCAGCCAGCCTCCATTTGACTTCCAGAAATTAATGCTCGAAGAGCGTCTGCTTTCAGAACAGCGGATGGGCAATCCAGACTTTGGTTCTGGCTCGCAGTTCCAGGTATCGGATCGCAAGACTGCCACCGAGATTCAAGCATTGCAGGCGCAGTCGGCTGCTTCTGGCGATTTACGCAATCGTATGTTCCGAATGGGATTGGCACATTTATTTAAGCAGTGCTGGTCACTTTACACGCAGTACAACAAGAAAGATTTGATGTACCGCTATGCGGAAGAAACTGGTGCAATGCCACCCGAAGGTATCCACGATGAGTATTCGATTGAGCCAAAGGGTGGATTGGACTTTATCAACCGCCAGTTTGCGTTGCAGAAATCTGTATCGCGGATGCAGATGTTCCAAAATAATCCTTTCATCAACCAAGGCGAACTGGTAAAGTCAGTGCTTGAACAAGACGATCCCTCGCTGGTCCGTAGACTCTTCCAAGATCCAAACGCAGCCTCTGGCGATCAAGCTGAAGATCAAGCGACTGAAATCGCGACTATGCTTGCAACTGGATTCCCAGTCGCAATCAAGCCTAGCGATGATCACAAAGCGCATATATCCGTTCTCTTCGCGTTTAACCAAGCGGCTCAACAGCGGCAACAGCAGGTCGATCAGAGCGCAATGCAAGTTCTAATGGCACACTTACAACAGCACTTGGCAGCCTTGGAACAGGTTGACCCCAATACATCCCGCGCTATCCAGAAACAGCTTCGTGATGCAGGTAAGGCTCAGATGCAACAGCAGGGGCAACAATTGCCTCCAGAAGCAATGCAAGGCCAAGCGCCAGCACCGATGGCGGGTTGAAAGTACCAGTAATGCGGGATGCCTTTCAAGCGGAAGGCTTGGCAAAGCTGTGTGAGTGGGCGAATGAACAGGGTGCAAATAATAGGGCGGTTGAGATTGGCTCTTATAGTGGTGAGGGAACAGTAGTTCTCGCAAAGTATTTTAAGGATGTTCTTGCCGTAGATCCCTGGCTGAATGGCTACGATATTAACGATAGGGCGAGTCAGCAATGCCCGATGAAGTTTGTCTTTGACGCATTCCAAGAGCGCGTATCTCCATTTAAGAATGTTTTATATAGCAGGGGCAAAAGCCTAGATGCGCTTGAATTCTTCAAGGATGGCGAGCTAGACCTAGTTTATATTGACGGAGATCATCGCTACGAAGGCGTGCTGGCAGACCTAAAAGGTTGGCGCAAGAAGCTTAAAGAAGGCGGGATTATGGCTGGTCACGACTGGAGTTGGAAGTCAGTTAAGATGGCCCTACTTGAGGAAATAGGACAAAAGGACTATACGCTATTCCAGGGCGATTCCTGGGCAATAAAACTATGAGAAAACTAAAAGCAGCATTGGCGTTTATTCGCAACCAAGAATGGGTCAACGAACCTAAGTGGGAAGATGAGGACGAGAAGGCGTGGACTGGATTCTTGTCAACCCCAACAGGACAGAAGCTAAGTCTTATTTTACTTAACCTAACCTTGCGTCAAAACGCCTCTGCGGTAATGAAGAAACCAGAGGAACTTGCAGACGCTTGTGGACGTGCTAAAGGGTTTAGAGGATGTGTAGCGACTTTAGAGTCGTTGGCATCCCAAAAACTTAACTCCGCCATCCCAGGCTATGGGGATGGATCGGATGAACCAGTAGCCGACTAACCTTTAGGTAGAATGACTCCCTACCGAAAAGTGTAAGAAAGGGTCAAAATGGCGGATTCAAACAACCTAACTGAAGCGGATGTATTGGCGATGGCGCAAGCGGCTGACGAAGGACGAGATTTTAATCTCACTCCCAAGGAAGACGAAAAAGCCAAAGTAGAAACAGAAGCTACAGAAAAGGCCAGCGGAGATAACGAGCAGACACCCGCGCCTGCTGATAAAGCCGAACAAACAAAACTAGAAGCCTCGGATGAGGTTTCAGCGACCAAGGAGAAATCCGAGGAAGCCAAAAGTTCTTTAACAACGCAATCTTCAGAAGACAAGTCGGAGTCGGCTTCCGAAAAGAAGCCCACCCGTTACGAGAAGGCTAAGTCACGACTTGAGAAGGAGTGGGAAGATGTCCGAGCAGAGAAAGCCAGAATCAAAGCAGAGCGTGAGCAGATCGAGGCTGAAAGGGCAAGGAAGACTCCAGAAACTCCTCAAGGCGAGACAAAGTCGGGAAGTCGCAAGTTTAGCGCGGAAGATTACAGGGAAGCAGCAAAGAGCTACCGTGATGAAGGCCGTGACGATCTTGCAAAACTTGCCGAACAAAAAGCTGGTGACATTGAAGTCGAGGATCGGAAAGAAGTCGAGCAAAAAACCCAAGCAGAACTAAAGTCTGCCTGGGATAAAAATTTGCTTGATGAAGTAGAAGCAAATCCAGAACTTAAAGATTCAACCAGCACATTATATAAAGCCGTATCGGAAATGTTGCAAAACCACGCAATCCTGCGTAATTACCCAGCGGGTATCAAGGATGCGGTTGGAATTGCCAAGGTAAAGCTCCAAGCGGAGTCCGCCTCCGATTTGTCGAAAAAGGTTGCAGAGTATGAGAAAGAACTTTCTCAACTCAGAAAAGCGACTACTCCAGCGTCTGGACAACCCAAAGGTCCTGCCAAGACTAAAGCTTTTCACGAACTGACTCTTGATGAGCAAGAACGTGAATTGATGAAAATGGCAAGCGAAGTTGACAGAGGTTGAGTAGTCATAACAAACAAGGATACTTAATTATATGGTAACTACTGGTTCAGTCAGCGCACAGTTCCAGACGTACTTCTCGAAGGCGTTATTGGAACGTGCAATCCCATTGCTCCAAATGGAGCAATTCGCAATGAAAGCCCCCTACCCGACAAAAACGGGTGGAAACAAAACGATTCGGTTCTTCCGCTTCGGTGATCCCAGCATCTCTGCGATCTCCGCTTTGTCGGAAGGAACAACCCCATCCTCTGGTGACGAGCGTGATCTCACGTTGTCCTCAGTCGAAGCCACGCTTGTCCAATACGGAAGCAAGATCATCCTAACGGATGTTGTTCTCGCAACCGAATTGTTCTCGCACTTGGCACAGGCCACCAAACAACTCGGCGAAGATGCCGCCCTCCACGCTGACACCCTCTGTCACCGCGCGTTGGTGCAGGATTCCTCGACCAGCACTGGCACTAACGTAGCCACCAAATCGTATGCCCGTTATGCTCAGAATGGCACTAACGGCACGAGCTGGGCTACCTCGTCCGTTGCTAACAGCGCAATGACCGCCACCGACTTGCTCGATGGTGCGACTGCGTTGTTCATTAACCGCGCTCCCAAGATCAAGGACGGCTACGCGCTTGTCGCGCATCCTGCCGTTATCCGTGACTTGCAGCAGGACGATGATTGGTTGAAGGTGTCGAGCTACTCGGCAGCCGACCAAATCTTCAAAGGCGAAACTGGTAAATTGTTCGGGGTGTCGGTGATTTCCTCGACCAACGTCCAGACCTTTGCAACCGCCACTGCTGGTATCGCTGATGCTGCTACCGCTAATGCTGCTGGTTATGCCAACGTCCTCCTCGGTGGCGGCGCGTTTGGTGTTCCTAGCTTGTCCTCATTGGCCGCCTCTGGCTCGCCCTTCGCTCCGAAGGTAACGATCCTTGATGCTGCTGATAAGAGCGATCCTTATGGACAGCGCGTTGTTGCGTCCTTCAAGACGTTCTACGCGGCCAAGCAACTCGATCCTCGGTTCTTCCGAGTCATCGTTGCAAAGTCCAACTATAGCTAATAGTTAAAATGGGAACTCTAGTAATCGCTATGAGTCCTCGGAAAGCTGGGGAGGGTAACACCTCCCCAGCCTCTTCCTCATCTGAAAAACCTATGAATAAAATGATGAAGTCTGGAATGGTGATGCTTCCCGTTTCCAAGTTTGAAATGAACGATGGCAGCGAGAATGTTTCGCCAGAAGTAGGTGATTCTGTAGAACTCTCTGGAACAATTGACATGATCGAGAATGGCGTTGCCCACGTTAATGTGGAACACGCTATGAGCGAGAGTGAGTCCAAGGACAAGTCGGAAGACATGGCCGAAGGCGAAAACTCAATGTCCGAAGAGGAAAAGATGATGAAAATGGCAGAGGAGTCCGATAAGGAAAACTATAGCTAATGCCTATTTACGAGTACGAAGACACCAGAAATGGGAATGTTATCGAACTCGAAAAGGCTGTGGCCGAAAGGGATTCTGTCCCTCGTCACCTTAAACGATTTACTGTTCCGAAAAGATTGAGCCTAGTGGGGGTTGGCGAACCCCTCGACAACCCGCTGGGAGTCAATCAAACAAATCTATTGAAGGGGTACTATCGCCAGGAACAAAAGCTTGGCAGTAGGTTCAAAAGCAAGTACACGCCAGATAGTATCAAACGTGCGACTTTAAGGAGAAAAAAATATGAGTAATGAGTTCTTTCGCAGCCCGATTAAGGCCAAGAATAAGTCTGTCCGCATTGACGGATCTAACTTTGCCAACGTAATTGAGTTTACGGCAAGCTCCAGCGGTGGAACAGTTAATACTGTTGCAACAGCCCCTGCGTCCTTGAACGTGACTCTTAACGGTACGTCTTACAGAATCGCACTACACACCTAATTGTATGCGTCTCTTATCCCGCCTTACGCTTGGTAATGCTGGGACAATTATTGCATCGTCAGCTTCCACTAATACTGGAAGCTACGATGCGGTAACTGCTCTTACATTATCAACAGCTACGCTCGTTATCAGTGGTGCTACAACTGCGGCCACTTTTAACGCAGGTGTTACAGTCTACGGAGACATTGACCAAGTTGCACTTACTGGTGGAGCTATGGCAATTTACAATCGCAAAGATTAAGGAGCAATAATATGTCAAGAGCATTAGATAAATTTCAAGGCCAATACGGATTTTCAGTAGGAAGCACTGGTACGGCAATACCTGGTTATTGGGCGATCCAAATGCTCACAGACACCACGTTTAGCACAATCAGCGGCAGGTATGATGGAACGCTTACTGGAATTACAATCGGATCTGGCAATATCATCTATGGCGAGTTCAACAGCTATACGGCTGGAACTGGAACGGTGATTGGCTACATAGCTGGTTAATGATTCAAGTAATCATAAAGCCAAGCGTTCAAGTCCTTGGCTAGTGATTACATTTTGATTTTATGCCAAGATTATCCTTAGGACTTGGGATTCAAAACTCTCGTAAGGTTGGTGGAGCAGCCGCCCTCATCACCACCTCAAGAGCCTTTAACTCTTCAAATGTCCAAGTCGGCTCGACAAATACAGGAGCTATACCAGATGATTGGGTAAGATCAGAAAGCACAGTAAGCTACGTCATCTTTGCAAACGACAACAGCGTAACAAGTATTGGAAGTTATGCGTTTTCTTATAGTGGCTTAACTAGCATCACGATTCCAAATAGCGTAACAAGTATTGGGAATCATACGTTTCGAAATTGTACCAGTTTAGCCACAGCTACTATTGGTACTGGAGTAACAAGTATTGGAGATTATACGTTTCGAAATTGCACTAGCCTATCCAGCATTACTATTCCTAACAGCGTAACAAGTATTGGAAGTTATGCGTTTTCTTATAGTGGCTTAACTAGCATCACTATTCCTAACAGCGTAACAAGTATTGGAAGTTATGCGTTTTCTTATAGTGGCTTAACTAGCATCACGATTCCAAATAGCGTAACGAGCATTGGAAATAGTGCGTTCCAAAATTGTACCAGTTTAGCCACAGCTACTATTGGTACTGGAGTAACAAGTATTGAGTCTCGCGTATTTAGGGGAACCAGCCTAACCAACATTACCATCCCTAACAGCGTCTTAACTATTGGAAGTAGTGCGTTTTATCAATGTGCAAACTTAGCCAGCGCGACCATTGGAACTGGAGTTACAAGTATTATGGATGGTGCGTTTAGGGAAGCAAATTTAACCAGCATTACCATACCAAGCAATGTAACCAGTATTGACACATATGCTTTTCGTGGTAATACCAGCTTATCCACAGTTATTTGCCGTGTTGCACAATCAGTTTTTGTTGGACACGACGCATTTTTTGGAACCGCCTCGCCATTAGTTATACAAGCCAGAATTACCGACACATCTTGGACGGCTGGGGTTGGACTAACCTTCCAAGGAAACACAAATGTTACAGTGTTAAAGACCTTGTAGAAATCCTTATTTTAGTTCACACTACTTCTATGTCTAAAACCATCCACTTTGTATCTGGCCTACCAAGAGCAGGGTCAACTTTGCTGATGAATTTGCTCGCACAAAACGAGAAAGTCCATTCAACAGCCACTAGCGGATTGCACGAAATTGGCTACATAGCCAGACAATTCCACAGTACCGAAGAGTTTAAGACCATCCCCAACCCCAAGGATGGCGAGACTTTGTTCTATGACTATGTAAGGGGTGGGTGCGAGAATGCTTTTAATAGGCTAACAGACCGCCCTATTGTAGCAGACAAATGCCGTTCTTGGATTGGGCATTTAGATATGCTTTTTGCAATCTGGCCTAATGCCAAAGTACTAGTTCCGCTTCGTGATATGCGGGGCATCCTATCTTCTTTTGAAAAGAAATGGCAGAAGCATCCATTTCCATTTACTGGCGTTGAAAAAGAAAATCCTCAAAACTGGACAACAATCGAGAAGAGGTCGCAGGGGTGGCTAAATATGCCACCACTTGGCATTGCAGTTGAAAGATTGTCTGATGCGGTAAAGAGGCATAAAGACAAGTTGCATTTTGTTCACTTTGAATCTTTGACTGAAGAACCAAAAGAAACGATGCAAGCCGTGTGGAATTATTTAGAGCTAGACTCACCAATTCACGACTTTGATAATGTAGAACAATATACCACAGAACACGAACTTGGCTGGCCTTATGGAGATCACACTATCCGCAATAAGGTTGAGCCATTGAAAAAAGATTGGGATAACTTGCTTGGAAGAGAATTTTCTCGCAAGATTGACGAATCATTTAAATGGATTAAAGAACTATAATGCCAATTATGTTTATTGCCCTATTGCTATGTTCCTGCTCTCACAAGCCAGTGGATAGCAATGTTTTACCGCGCTATTCAGATATGGGTGCAGCATCCGACCTGGGGGCTACTAAGCCATGAGCGAGGAGCAAGTGTGGAACATGGAAGTTAGGCTTGCTAGGATGGAGGAGCGTCAGCTTCAGCTTTACGCTATGGTAGAAAGGTCACTTGCTTTCCACGGGGATGTTGCTAATAGATTAGGAGCGTTGGAACATCTTCGCACGAAGGTTCTGGCTGTAGCTGGGCTGATAGGGCTTGCTTGCTCAATGGCCTGGGACGTGCTAAAAAACCGCCTTTCTAACTAGGAGACTAAATGCCCACACTTGGAACACAGACGATCCAGACAAGCTATCCACAGCTACTCAAGACTGATGGCTTGGGCGGTATAGACGGCACGTTGCAGGCCATTACGGATGGTGACAATACATCTAGTGCGTTGCAACTATCTACTGCTGGGGTTAGATCTACAGGCACGCTGAATGTTGCTGGCGCGACCACGCTATCCTCCAGCCTAGCAGTTACTGGCGCAGTAACATTGTCCTCTAGCCTTGGCGTTACAGGAGCAGTTACCTTTAGCTCCAGCATCTCTGCAACTACTGGAACTGCCACGATTGGCACGCTTTCAGCCAGTACAGCTACAATTAGCACAGCAACTATTTCAACAGCCACAATCAGCACAGCAACAATTCCTCTCCAGCTTGGCAATGTTACCTTTGGGTCAAACATCACAGCCTCAACTGGTACGGCTACGATTGGAACTTTGTCGGCAAGCACAGCAACAATTTCTACGGCCACAATTCCGCTTCAACTTGGATCTATTACATTTGGCTCAAATATAACAGTTTCTACTGGCACTGCCACGATTGGCACTGAGTCGGTAAACGTATCAACGATTGCTTCTGCTACATTTGGAACAGCTAGGATTACTGGCTCTACTGGGGGAGTTACAGCATTTAATTATGGCACTGCTGCATTTACTGGCGCAACCCTCCAAGACCTTGACTCAATAACAACTGGATCAAACATAACAACTGGAACATTTACAGTTTCTGGCGCAGCGATTGGTGATATTGTATTTGGTGGACTTACTTCACTTAGTTCAAGTTCTGGTACTGCTGGAGTTCCCGCCGCAGGAGCAAGAATGATGAGCCAATTTAGGGTTGAAGGCGCAAATGTTATTAGATACACAATTCTTAATACAGATATAGTTTCACACGGAACAATTCCAGCTGGCACGCTTTACGCAACTGCAATGAGGTTTATAGCTTAATATGGCAAACATAATCAATCGTCAGCAGACATTTTCCACCAATGGTACGGTTACTGCGGCTGGACTGCATAACCTAATTGATACCGCGCTTGTAAATTCTGCAATCATTAAGAATCAGCAAGAGATAACAACGATTGGTACGGCTGACTTGCTTCTCATTGCTCCAGACAGCGTTGACGCATCTCTAGCCCCACGGAAGGTAACAGTCCAGAACCTTGTTGACGATGCGTTTACTTCTGGAACTTTTACAAACCTTACTCTTTCTGGCGGCTTGACATACGGTAGTTCTACTGGAAGCAACACAGTCAGCACGAATGCGACAATTTCAACAGCTACAATTTCAAATCTTACCGCTGGAACTACTACTGGAACTGCCGCAACAATCACAAATCTTACGGCTGGAACGACCACATCGACTGCTGGCAACATCACTAATGGGACAGTACAGACGCTTACGGCGAGTACGGCAAATATTAGCCAAGGCTCTGCAAGTCTTACCCAGGGAACAATTGCTACGCTAAATTCAACAACTGGAACAATTGGTAACTTCTCAACAACTCTTGTTGGTGATCTAACAATCAGCACTGGATCGGCCACAGTTGGAACTAGGGTTGCTGTTGTTAATACCGCGCAGGAATATACTGCAGCACATAATTTTAACGCGACCACACTTGTGAGTGGCAACTCCATAGCGTGGAATTTGCAGTCTAATCAAGTCACAAGGCTTGTTCTTTCTACAAATGGAACAATGGCAGATGCAACCAATAAAGTTGACGGAGCTACATACATTCTGCTTGTTACCCAAGGCACTGGATCAAACACGTTGGATTGGAACGCAACGTATAAGTGGCCTAGCGCGACAAAGCCAACGCTAACTACTGGGTCAGGAAAAAGTGATATATTTACGTTTGTATCCGATGGGACGAGTTTATTTGGCGCGACATCGAAAAATTACTCTTAATGTATGGCTTGGCCTGTTTTCCCATTTGGATTTCTTGCGCCTAAAGAATCGCAATTTAACCTAGAATTTTTAATTGCTGGTGGTGGTGGTGGTGGCGGCGGAGTTCCATCTTCTGCTGGTGGAGGTGGTGGAGGAGCAGGTGGATATAGAACTAGCTCTACTTTTACTGCATCTATTTCTCAAGCTTATTCTGTTATAATAGGAGCAGGTGGTGCTGGTGGTGCATCTGGCTCAAATAATGGATCAAGCGGCAATTACTCGGCATTTTCAACAACAACTGCTGCTGGTGGTGGATATGGAGCAACATTTTCAAGCAGCGGAGGAAATGGTGGATCTGGAGGAGGAGCATCTTGGAGTGGAACTGGTGGAACTGGAAACACTCCTTCCGTATCTCCATCACAAGGAAGTAATGGTGGCAATGCTTCATCTAGTCGAGGAGGTGCTGGAGGTGGAGGAGCATCTGCTATTGGGGTAGATGGTTCTTCTGTTGGAGGCAATGGAGGTGCTGGTTCTGCAAATGCAATTACTGGTTCAACTGTATATTATTCTGGTGGTGGTGGAGGAGGAGGAGGATTGGCTACCATTGGTGGAACTGGTGGAACTGGCGGAGGTGGAAATGGTGGTACAAATTCAGATGGTACTGCTGGAGCAGTTAATTCTGGCGGAGGCGGAGGAGGACCCGGACTAGATGGCGGAGGATCACCTGCTAGGGCTGGATCTGCTGGTGGGTCTGGTGTTATTATCCTAAAAGTACCAAGCGATTATTTGGCATCAGTTTCTGGTGGGGTAACAATATCAACAAGCACAGCAGTTGCTGGATTCTTGGTTTATTCAATTACAACTGCTGGAGCGTCTGATACAATAACATTTGAATAATATGGCACACTACGCATATCTTAATGAGGATAACATTGTAACCTCTGTAATTGTAGGGAAAGAAACTGACTCTACGTTTGATGGAGAATCCTATTACGGAAACGGATCAAAATGCAAAAGGACAAGTTACAATACAATTGCAGGCGTTCACTTGAATAATGGAGTTCCATTTCGCAAGAATTACGCTGGAATTGGATTTACATACGATGAGGCGCGAGACGCATTCATTCCTCCAAAGCCATTTCCATCTTGGATTCTAAACGAACAAAGTTGTACTTGGGATGCTCCAGTAGAAAAGCCGATTGGCGATTATACTTGGGATGAAAATGAGTTAAACTGGAAAGAGGTAACAAATGACGCTAACTGAAATTGCACAATTTGCTGGCGAGAAGGTTGGCAAGACCGACTCGGATACGCTTACATTCTTGCAGAAGTCGGCAAGCTTAGCCTACAGGCGTGTATGGGACTTTGCGCCTTGGCGTGAGACTGTTACTAACTCAACCTATTCGGTTGGTACAACTCGTCTTATTACTTTAGGGACAAATGTTGAAACACCTCTTTCTGTATCTTACAATGATGCAGAGGTTGACCCAATTGACTTGGCTACAATCATCAGCCAAGACCCAGGATTGCTTGACGATGCGCGTACTGGAGATCCAGACACTTACCATTTTACAGGTCGAAACAGCAGTGGCATTGCTGAACTAAACCTTTACCCAAGGCTTAAAACTGCTGGAACTACTCCATTGCGTGTTGTTGAGAAACTGAAGTGCCTTACCCGCACGAATGTTATTGTTGACTTTCCTCCATCACAAGCTGCGCTGGATGACGAACTTCGTCTACCCCACGTTCATCATTTAGTTCTTGCATTGACCCACGCAGATGCACTTGAGCGTGAACGGCAGTATGCCAAGGCGCAGGCTATTACGCAATCGGCCAATGCCGATCTTGCTTTGATGGCTAATTACGAATTGAGCCAGGTTGGTGGCGTGAAACAGATCACTCCACAGAGTCTTGGCGAGCTAACCATAGAAGAAATGTTCTCGGCTTAAAGGAGGCTTATGCCTTTATATTCCGACAATTTGGACGATGCTCTGTCGTTTGACGGCATCCGCAGTTTTGCGGGTGGTCAAGCCAGCGGTCTTCAATCTGACCTATTAGCAGAGAATCAAGTCCAAGAGTTATACAATATGACCCTTTCTCCAAAGGGCAATCTTGAAACTCGCGTTGGGACTACAAGCTTTGCAACTGGAGCTACAACAACAGTAAATTCCGTTGGTGGGATGCGCTACTACGAAACATCAGCGTATCAACAACTGATTACTGTTAGCGGTGGAAGATTTTACAGCATTGAATCAAGCGGAAGCGCAACAGTTCATACTCCGTATACTGAATGGGCTAATACAAATATAACTTGGACTTCAGCTACAAATCAATGGAGAGATGGATACAACGTTGCTGAAGACATCGCTGTTTCATTTGCTCAATTTGTTGACAAGATGTATCTATCCGATTCTGATAATGACCTGCATTTTTGGGATGGAACTGCCGTTGAAAGGCAGGGAGGAAAGGTAAGGGCAATCACAGTAAAAACTGGTGGAACTGGATATACAAGCGCAACAGCAATTATTACTGGTCCTAGCCTTGGTGGTACGATGCCAGACTTAATAACAACTGTTGCTGGCGGTGCTGTAACTGGAGTAACAGTTGTTGATGGAGGGTCTGGATACTCTGGCACGCCTACTGTTACAATCGTTGGAGATGGTTCTGGAGCTACGGCTACAGCCACAGCCAGTCCTCCTCCATCCAACTTGAGGCTTTTGGTCAATGCTGAAAACAGATTGTTTGGCGTTGGATCTGGTGCGAAAAGAAACACGCTTTATGCGTCCGACATTCTCGATCCTTCAGTATGGGACTTGACCAATAGCATTGTTGTAAACGGAGATGATGGGGATGAGATTACAGCAGTTGTTCCTTACTATAAAAACAGACTTATTGTATTCAAGAAACGCAGGGTATTCCAGGTTGATATTCCAAACGATGCCGCATCTGGTGCGGATTGGGTTGTTTCAATAATTTCAAACAATACTGGATGCGTGGCAAATGGAACTGCCGTACAAGTAAGTAGCGACATTCTATTTTTATCCGATAACGGAATACGCTCTCTTGTTAGGTCTGTTGCCGATGATTTTAGCTCAGTAGGAATACCAATTTCAGAAGTTGTCAAGAATGTTATTCAAAGCATCAATACGGATGCTATCCGAGTAGCTACTGCAATTTACTACGATAACCGCTACTTCCTTGCCATACCAACTGGATCAAACGATTACAATGACACGCTGTTGGTTTATAACACAGCATTAAGCGCATTTGAGGGAACTTGGAGTCCACAGGTTATGCAATTCACCCTAACCAACTTCAACCAAGAAGGCTCTAGGGCGATGTTCAAGAAGACGGATGGGATTATTGAAAGGTATGCTGGTTACAAATCTCCAGCAGGAACTACATCTGAAGACTACAAAGATGCAGGCGTTGACTACGAATCCTATGTGCGCACAAAAGACTTTAACTTCGGCGATCCATTCTCGTTAAAGTACGGAAGTCATTTTGAGATTATTTTTGATAATTCTTACTCAACCGATACGACTGTATCAATCCAGCGTGACATTGACGTTGGAGATATTGACGTTCAATCAAACATTGACATTTCAAGTTCTGTGCTGACTCTTCCATTTGTACTTCCAGCCGTCCTTCCAACATCAGTCAAGAAAAAGCTTGCCAGCGACCTGCGTAAGTACGAGAAATGGCGTTTGCTCAACATCAAGATTTCAAGTGTTGCAAACAAGCTTGCTGTGCGCCAAATCACGGCAGCCGCAAATCCAGACACAATCGAGGTACAAAAGATTATATGACGGCTATTGAGTACATTGAGCAAAGCAATGTTCCAGAGGCTATGTGGCCAAACCTGGCTGAATGGTTTAGATGGTTTGAGAAGCAGGGAATGGTTGGGATTGTGCGTGATAAGGATGGCATAGCTGGTGTAGCTTTGGCTAGGTGCATAAAAGATGGGCAAGAGCCTAATCATTATGTGCATAGCGAAGATGGCGAGAATGTGTTTGTAGACTTGACGATATCCTCAAAGGGTGCTAAATCCTTGGGATGCTTGCTGTTGCTCCTGGCGGAGCGTTTTGGTCCTCGCAAGCGGATCACTTTTAATCGTTCTGGTAAACCAAGGAGTTATGACTATATGAGTTTTATGCGAAAGGCGTTACGCTAATGGGCGGATCACCATCTATTCCCTCACCTCCTCCTCCGCCCGATCCAATGAAATCGGCGCAGGCTAATGCGTTATTCTATCGTTCTTCGCTTGAAACCTATATCGAAAAGTCTCCAGATATTGCTGCGCTTGAGAATGCTCTTCGAATCAAGTATATGCCCGAACAACGCCAACTGGAGCGTCAGCTTACGGCTGCCGACCAGCTTGCCCAGGTGCAGGCAGGACTACAGATAGAGCGTCAATATGGTGGTCAGCGCACGCTGGAAGGCTTGCGTAGGCAGTATGAGTACAGCCCACAAGCTTATTCCCTAAACCGCGCACTAGGCAATCAGCTTACAGCCCAATTTGCCAGAACTTACGGGCAAGCACCACAGGCATCTGTTGAGCGCGAAGTTGCAATGGGCGGCGGTGTAGCCCCAGTTAATTACACGGCTGGCATATCGCAACCTATCGCTGCTCCTTCATACACGACAAACATTGAAGATGTATTAGCAAGAAACGAAGAAGCCAAGAAGGTCACGACCAAGAAGTACCAGGCTGGAGAAATTTAGTATGGCAAAATCAGCTTCTCAACAATTGGCAGAAAAGTATCCACCAAGATACAAGGTTAATGAAGACGGGACAATTTCTACCTATCCATCGCCATCGCCAAACACAAATGATGTGTTTTTTTACAATAGGGATGCTGGTCAATTTCCATACGCAAACATAATTGACGCTCAAAATCAAGTGGCAAAGCAACAGCAGGAAAGCTTAAAAAATCTTCAAGATACATACGAACAGCGTATTGCTGATTTGACAAGCCAAGAGAACACGCGCAATACTCTTGCCTCACAAATCCAAGCGTTGACGGGTGGAGCAGGAATGAGGGGTCAAGGTGTTTCTCAATTCTCAAACCAAGCACCACCCAGCCTTTCTGCTGATGCCAACTTTGGCGCGTCCGACCTTTCTACTCGCCTAAACTTTCAAGTATCAGACAATGATATTATTAGCGATTACAACAACACAAAGCTTGGAACATTGAACAGAATTATTGAGGACGGCAATTCACAGATTGCTGGAATCAATAGCAGGATAGAGGCCGCACAGAGTTTATACGATCAGCTTCCTTCTGGTGATGCTAGGCGTGCAAGTGCCAAAGTATCAATTGACGAGCTTAAATCCGACCTAGCTAGCGTCCAAGGTGCTGTCACCAAGGCAAGCCAGCAGGTCACAGACTTTAAGCCAGTTACTTCTGCTGACGAAGAAGGATTAAAACAGATCACATCGTTCCGCGAGTTTGCCAAGCTACCCGAACAGCGTGCTGGAGATCAACTACGCCAGATTGATCCAGAGGCGTACAGGACGGCTGTTGGCCTTGGCCGTCAGTATCGCCAGATGGCTACTCAGCCTCTTGGTGAAACCACTACAGCACAGACTGAAGAATTGCGGAACACTCTTGAACAAGAAGCATTGAATCAATTACGCCTTGGTTCGACAATTGGTGCGGAAGAACGGCGTGGATATGAACAATCCATCCGAGCCGCACAGACTGCCCGTGGAAACATCTTTGGCCTTGGACCAGCAGTACAAGAAGCTGCACAGTTAGGTGCGGCTGGCGAAGCAAGAAAGCTTGCGCGCTATGGCGCGGCACAAAGCTTCCTTGGTTCTGGCGAAACAACTGGTGCTGCCACAGCAAGAGACTTGGCGTTGCGAGAGGGATTACAACAGAATAGACTTGGTGCTGCTGCCAACTTCATCGCTGGCGGTCCTTCGCTTTACAACTTGGCTGGCCAGAGACTTGCCCAGCAGAATGCAGCGTTCCAAGGATATATCCAAGCCAATCAAGCTATGCCTGGTCAGTTCCAAACTGGACCTGCTGCCAATCAATTCTACCAGACAACGAATCCTGCAATTCCTGTGCAGTTGGCTAGCAATGCTGCAAACATCTACAATACGATGTCTGATTATCAAGCCAACACATACGGTGCGCAGATTGCTGCGATTTCTAGGCAACCGAGTGGGGCTGAACAATTCGGTCAGATTGCTACTGGTCTTGGAAACCTAGTTAAGATATAAGGAGATTTATGGCAGTATTAGATGTACCAGAATTGATGAATATGTTTCGCCAAGATGAACTTCAGAAGCAAGCCGTAGCTGAAGCACAGAGGAAGCAAGCCCTCGAAGAGCGTGCAATGGCACTCAAAGAACAGCCAGATGTTGACTTCAGCTTTGAGAAGGGTGGATTGAAGGTTAAAGGAAAGCTAAAGGATCTGCCAGCATTAAGCCAAGACCCAGCGTTTGCTCCGTATCTTTCTGGAATTGGACAAACAATCAGCAACGAGCAGAGCCTTCAAAATGAAGACATTGAAACCCAGCGCGCAGAATTAAACGACAGATTAAAAGACCTACAGAAGAAGCGCGTAAAGCAAGAGATTGAAATTGCGAAGGGTGATAGGCGTACATTTGCTATGGAAGCTGGACTTGGATTGATTGGGGCAAAGCCACGCGCTGATGTACTAAAAGACATCGAGGCTGAAGCTGGTGTTTATAGGAACAAGCTTGCCGAACTTGGATTTAACAGACAAGCGGGTCAGATGGAAACGAATGTTCCAGATTATCAATCTGAAGCAATGCCGTTGCAAACCACACCACAAGCAGCACCGCAAGTTGCTCCAGAGACTCCAGCGCAAGCACCAGCGCAGCCAGAAGCACCAAGGAACTTTAAGAGCCTCCAAGAAGCAAAGGCAGCAGGCGTAAAGCCTGGGCAACTCATTTATATCAACGGAAAACCAGGTAGACTGCAAGCGAGGCAGTAAGCAATGGCTATAGAGCCAGAGCTTGAGTTCGTTCCAGAGCAGGAACAAGATTTAGAGTTTGCTCCACTTTCCCAAGAAGATGCTGGCAATTTAACCAAGGCTGATTATTTAGCATCTGGTGGTGCGCCAGAGGATGTTATCTCCCCAGAGCGTGAAGCTGTATTACAGCAAGAAACACAGCGTCAGTTACAAGCTGGCGCAACGCCACAGCAAGCATCCATTGAGGCTGGCAAGGCTGTGGACGCGATGGGGACGATCCGCAGACCAGATGGCACAATAGCGGAAGGATACAAACCGACAGCGCAGGCGTTGGCTGAAGGCATTATTGAAACGCCAGCAATCCCAGCCGTAAAGGAAGCGCAGAGGCTTGGCATTGAAACCGTATCGTCTGGAACAGACAAGACCACTGGCGTTGGCTTTGCGATTGGCAGGAACAAGGATGGCAAGGTAGTACGCTTCGAGGCTGACAAGGATGGGAATGTTGACTCCTTTGAGCTTGAGCCAGAAGAACCGAGCAGGCTTGGTGCGATTGCGCGCACTGTGGCGAGCCAAGTAATCCCCGCAACTACTGGTGCTGTTGCTGCTGAAACTGCTGCTGCTCTTACTCCTGGTGGCATTGTTCCCAAGTTAGTAACAGGAGCAATTGCTGGCGTGGGTGGATTTATTGCAGGCCAAAAGGGACAAGAGGCTGCTGGCAAGGCGTTACTAGGTCCAGAGCGTATGGCTCGCATCAGCGAAGTATTACAGCGCGATGTTGAGAAGTATCCAATAACCACAACGGCTGCATCCATTCTAACGCCTACTGGCGGTGGGTTGGTTGGGTTGGCAAAAGGAGTTCGGGGTGCATTAACTCGCCCAGCCACTCAAGCCGCTGAAGCTGTTGCGCCTGCTGTAGCCCCAGCGGTTGAGGGTGCATTGCCGAAGGCAGTTGAGGCAGTTGCGCCGAAGGCAGAGGAAGCAGCAGCAAAGGTTGCAGCAGAACCTATCCAGCTTCCAACTCCAGGTGTTGGCGATAAGATTAGAAAGACACCACAGAGAATCATTGAGCAAAAGTTAGCTCCAGAGGCAACGATGCGTGAGGTAGCTAAAGGTGATGTTCTTTACAAGACTAAATCAATCAAGGAACTGGAACAACAATTTATAGATTTACCAAATGAAGACGTTATAAGCGCGGCAAACTCAAGGAATGACATTGTTGGCGATGTAGCGAAGGTCACGATGTATAAGCGGTACGCCGATGCTGGTGACCCTGTTCGTGCAAACCAATATCTTGAGATGGTTACTAAGCCTGGGACTGATCTTGGTCAAAGACTTAATGTTTTTAAGCTGATAAAGATGGAGCCATCAGCTTATGCAAGCGCGGTTGCAAAGGTTGTTGAAAAGAGTGGATATAGAATAGATGAGGCTATGGCTGGAAGGATTGCCAACCTAAAGAAGCTTTCCAATAGTGCAGAAAATAGATTTAATTCATTGGCTGAAAAGGCTAGGAATAGCCTTGATGATGTTGACATAAGGGCAGCAATAAATGCCGAAAAGAATTACACAAAATCACTATATGATTTACAAGTTGTTGAGGGAAGACTTATCCCGAAGAAGCTACTTGCCGAAACATTGCCAACAATAATTCAAGGCAATCTTCTTTCTCCAATATCTCTAGTAACAAATCTTTGGAGCAACGTAATTAACTCGCCACTACGAATGGCTAGCAGGCAAGGAGCTTTTGTTACGCAGGAGGTTGGTAGGGCATTTCAAAAACTTGCTGGTAAAGAGCTAGGACCAAGGCTAATTGCGCCTCCAACTGGTGGAATAACTAGGACAATTGAGGCTGGCAAAGCTGGACTGCGCGGGATTGGTGAAGGTCTTGTCGGTGTACGGCGTGGATTAAGTGCGGAAGGTCTGCTATCTGGCGAGAAGATTAAGGGATTCAAACCTCTTACTGCGTTCAAACAATTCTGGACAGGAGAAGGTCTGGCGAAACCAATCCAAAAAGGATTTAGGGGTGCGTCAATCCAAGCATTGGATAGGTTAAGGCTGGCAACAGAGGCAACGCTAGGAGTTCCAGCCGAAACTATGTTGCGCCTATTGCAACTTGGTGACGCTCCGTTCAGAAGAATAGCCCAGGCTAGGTTGCTATCGGAGCAAGCACAATTGGCTGGCCTAACTGGCAAAGCATTACAAACAGCAGTTCGTCTTCCAACAGCACAACAGCTATCCAAGATTGAGCAAGAGGCGGCAGAAGCAGTATTCCAGCAGGATACTGTATTGACAAGGGCTGCACTTAGCGCGGCAAATCTATTTGGTGCTGGGAATAGGTCTGGAATAGCAAGATTGATTGGCAAATCAATCATCCCATACGCAAAGACACCAGCAAACGTGATTGACGAAATGCTTGAGTTTTCGCTTCCTCCTTATGCTTTAGAGAAAGCACGGCGTGCTGCTGTGGCAAAAGATTACAGAAAATCACAGATGCTTATTGGAAAAGCATTAACGGGATCAGTATTGCTTGGAGTTGCAAAAACTCTTTCAGATCAAGGTATAATTGGATCAAAGCCATCGACATCCGAAAAGATTAGGGATGTACAGTATCAAACTCTCGCACCAAGAAACATAAATCTTTCAGCGTTAAACAGATTTGCAAATGGTGAATCAACCGCAATAGAGCCAGGGGATAAGGTGATTTCCTTGGACAAGATGGGTATTACTGGAGCAATTTTGTCGATTGTTAATTCTGCTATGGATGCAACAAAACAAGGCAAAGAAGGATCATTTGAGCTTTCATCGCTTCTTCCAGAAACGCTTTCGTTTGCATTCAACCAAAGCTTCTTGAAGGGTACGAATAGCTTGCTTTCAGCTATGTTGGATGGAAGCGGGGCAACGCTCGATAAATGGATTTCAGATTACTACGGCGTTGTGGCATCAATACCTTTCCCGAACACTCTTACCGCAGTTTCTAGGTCTATGCGGGAAACAATGCCAGAGAAGTTCCAGATCAAGGATGTGCCAGGTGATGGCGTTGAAAGAATGATTAACGTGTTTGGAGAAGTATTGAGCAGAAGGCTACCAAGCATGGATGAGGATATGCCAAGAAGGATTGATATTTGGGGAAGGGAAGTTCCGCAGACTCCAGAGGGTGCTGATCCGATTGCATACAACTTCTTTGACGTTACGAAAGGGCGGGAAGTTTCTTACGATCCAATCACGCTTGGAATCTACAAGATATTCAAGGCAACGGATGATGGTGACGTTGTTCCTCCAAAGCCACTGCGTAATTTCACGCTTGATAATGTTAAGTATAGGCTTGATCCAGAGCTATACGAGGATTACGCAAGAATGCGCGGAAGGGCAAACAGAAGGGCAGCAGAGGCTATGTTTGATGACAAGACTTTCAAGAGAATGAAGGACGAGGATAAGGTGATCGTATTACGTAGTGCCTATGCTCAAGTTGGCGATGATGTAAGGAAGCAGTTTATATCAAAATATGGCAACAGAATTAAGCGAGGCGAGAAACAATGAAATTTTCCGTAAACCCATCCAAGGATGTTTCCTTGAGAAATGATATGGTGGCTAGGGAGCTTACTGGAACTGGATACGAGCCAGTACCAGAAGAGATAAGAAGGATCGCTCCAATTGAGAAGGCCAGAGAATACGCCAAGCAAATGCCACAAGTCACACCAGAACAGCCAACACTTGAATTTATAGAGGAACAGCAACCTATGCAAACAAAACCAGAACAAGATGCGCTACAAACAGCAGCGTTAAAGACGATTGATTTCGAGGCAAGGAAGGACAAGCAGGGCAACGTGCAGGTCTATAAATTGCCAGCAGGAGATATGGGTGGTAATTTTGAGGTTGCTGGTATTAACGACAAATATCATCCAGATGCCTTCAAAAGAATCTCATCGCTCCCAGCGCAAGAAAGAGCGCAGGCTGCGGCGCAGTACGTCAAGGAGTACACCAGCCCATTCGTCTCTAAACTCCCCCAAGAAGTCCAGCCATTCGCACAAGATCTCGCGTTTAATCGCGGGATGGGCGGTGCAACGAAGTATATCCAGCAAGGATTGAACACGCTGGGGCAGAAGGTGGCTGTAGATGGAGGATTAGGTCCGAAGACATTGCAGGCTATCAACCAAGTTGACCCAAAGGCGTTAATGCGTGCAGCCAGCCAAGCCCAGCTTGAGGACGAATACCGAATGGCTCAACGCAACCCAGCCAGAAAGAAGTTTATTAGTGGACTCGAAAGCAGAATACGAAATAGGCTCGCAATATTTGGAGCTTAATCATTATCCTCTTCTTGAGATCCAACCCAAACAGCATCTCCATTCATATAGGCAGAACCAGCCTTAATCGTTGCGGAAGTTCCATAAAAGAAATTCCTAGACTTCGATATGAATGTCGCATCTTTCCCAACAATACTACTTCCAGATTTATAGTAAAAACCTTCAGTTGAAATTATTGACCTACCAGATGACGATGAATAAGCCATTCCACCATTCTCTGATATTACGCATCCACGGCCACATGAGAATCCGTTGCGCTTCAGCACTGCTCCCACAAAATCAGCAGCGTCAGCGTCATCATCTTCCGCCATTCCCGATGCCATCAGCATCGCCATCAGTGTTATCATTGTTATTGCTTTCATAGTGAAAAGTATCTAGGACAAACCGAAAGCCGTCAAGGATGAAATTAACATCACGCCAAGTTGGAGCAGTAGGGGTAGCTCGCGTCACTGGCGCGTTGCTGCGTTGCGGGTACAACGTGCTTACGCCTTACGAAGATTTTGCTGGTTATGACGTAGTGGCAGAGAAGAACAATAAGTTCTTCCGCATCCAAGTTAAGACCGCGCAGACCGTAGAGCCTGGGCGCACTAAGTATCGCTTCACTACCAGCAGTGGCAATGGTTTCAATATCCCCAAGCGCGCCATCAGTGGCGTGGATTATGTGGCCTGCTGGGGCATGAACGATGATCTATTCTGGCTGTTACCCATCGCCAAGTGCAAAAGCATAACAACTAAACTTTGCCCATCGACAGGCCAGAACTGGCGTGTATTCCAAAGCTTGTGAACGAGAAAGAGGCTTGGGCTAAGTTCGAGGAAGGGCTGAAGGATGCGGAATCCTTTGATGAGGCTGTGGCTTGGGTGAAGAAGAACAAGAAGATCGTAGAGAAACTAACCATGATGGCAATGATTAGACGATTTAATGATGATATTAGCAGAGCTAATAAGACTTGGCGGAACTGAAATAGATTAAAATATATATCGACACCATTGCGGGTTGACAGCTAAACCCGATGGATGGGCAAAATCAATAGTCGGGCCAAAGGCGCAGCGGGTGAGCGCGAGTTAGCAAACTACCTGCGGGAGCAGGGCTGGCAGAAGGCTCGCCGTAGCCAACAGTTCGCAGGCAATCCCGAAGGCGGTAGCGGTGATGTGGTTTGCGAGAACTTCCCGTTTCATATCGAAGGCAAACGATGCCAAGCACTCAAACCCGAAGAGTGGATGGAACAGTCCAAGCGTGATTGTCCGAAGGGCAAGATCCCATCAGTATTCTTCCGCCGTAATGGTCGCAAAGAATGGCTAGTCATACTTACCGCAGACAGCGTGTGTGAATTAGCTCGACAGATTGCGCCTGCAAATGTGAAGATCGAATATGTACCCAGCAATCCTATGTCAACCACAGTCGGTGCTGGATTTTGGGTACACAATCAAGAAGAACTTACCCCATACATACAACCAAAACTAAACCCAAATAAATAAAGGAGAAATAACATGGCACTAACATTAAGTGAATCAGCAAAACAAGAACGCAAACTACCAGAAGCGGGAGCTACTGTAGGCGTTCTCTACAGCCTAGTCGATCTAGGCCACCAGAAAACCAATTGGGACAACCAAGAGAAGTGGACACCTAAAGTCCGCTTAACCTTTGAGTTGCCCGATCAAACCGATGAGTTTGAGGTCGAGGAGAATGGCAAACGCACCACAGTCCAAAAGCCAATGGTCGTTTCCATCGAGCAGACCCGCAGCCTTGGCGAGAAAGCAAGCCTTCGCAAGCTTCTCGAACAATGGCGCGGTCAGACCTTCACCTCAAAGGAACTCCAAGCATTCAGCTTGAAGAACCTTCTTGGCAAGCCAGCTATGCTCACGCTGATCCACAAGACCAGCCAGCAGGGTCGGCAATACTGCGCCATCGCAGGTGCATCCAAACTCCCCAAGGGCATGAAAGCACCAGCTACCACCACCAACGATCAGTTGTATTACGAGATCGAACAGGGTGAGGCTGGGCAGTTCAGCGATATGCCCGATTGGTTGCAGGAAAAGATCCGCGCATCCAAGGAGTTTGCTACCGCTGCTGGAAAGTCCACGGCCACTAAGGTCGAGGTGGACGCAGACGGCAATCAAGTTCCGTTCTAAATTGTATGGCTCTTACAATCACATCTAAAGAGCCTACTAATTCCCGTCTGGTCCAAACGGATCAGGCGGGACATTGGTACACAGCCGAGGGTGAATCCGCCCACGTTGTGATTGGCAAGAACGGAAAAGAAAGAAACACAACCGTAGCCGATGCGCGCCAGATGGGATTGTACCCATCCGTAACCAGCGTGCTTGGCATTATGGATAAGCCGCAATTGACGGCGTGGAAGATAGAGCAGGCCATTATGTCCTCGCTCACGCTTCCGAAGGAGGCAGATGAAACGCTCGAAACCTACGCTCGAAGAGTGGTTAAGGACTCTAAAGAGTCAACAACGAAGGCAGCTGAACACGGCACGAAAATGCACACCGAAATGGAGAACATCCTCCTTGGAAGAGCCGTATCCAGAGATGAAACACTTGCTCCGTACATCAAAACATTCAGCGAGTGGGCAGAAAAGAATGTCGAAAAAACCTACTGGTGCGAAAAGGGTCTTGTCGGCGCAGGCTATGCGGGAAGGTGTGATGCCTACGTCAAGCTACGCGGTATTGGTGACGCTATCATCGACCTAAAGAATCGTAAGGTTAACCCCAAGTACGATCCTTTCTACGATACAGATTGCGCACAGCTTTGGGCATACCGAGCCGCAAGCGAGAATCCAAAGTGTGCCTGCGTGTCGGTGGTCCTAGCATCAAACGATGCTACCAAGCTGACAACGAAGGTGTGGGACGAGGACGAACTATACAAAGCTGGCATTGCATTCTGCGCGATGCAGAAAGTGTGGGCTTGGGTCAAAGGCTACACGCCTCCTGGGATGAAGTTGTGATCGACCCAGCAGATGTCTTATGGCCAGAAGGATTACTTGACGAATTCTATAGGAGGCTTGCAAAATGACTGCACCGACAATCCAAGAGATGGGTCTTGCCGCGCAGGAAATAGTCTGGCGCGTGATGGGTAAAGGGTCAGATAAGTCTGGTTACGGAGATTGGCTGGAGAAGGATCGGCCTACCCACGATTACCATATTGCCAGAGCCATTCGCCACCTAGCTACGGCGCAGATGCAACTGCACAAGTCCTCGCCTTGTCCAGATAATAACGGTGAAACAAGTGTTGACCACCTGGAGCGTGCGCTGGTAAGGTCGCTCTTCGTGTTAGCACAAATCAAAAAGGAAGTACCAAGACTATGAACCAAGAAGAAATAGACAAAGATTGGGATGAGTTTTTCAGCAAGCCTCGCCCTTGGCTTTACTCAAACTACGGAGACAAAGCAAGCGATAGCGATGAATCTGAAACAGATAAATCGTTCCAGAAGTTCTGCGATCACGATGGAAACAATAAGTATCCAAGAGAATGAAACTTGCCTTGTCTTGGATCTGTTATCAGATCGGTGATCTGATTAGCCTCACGCTGATGAGGTTTGGCTACGCCTACAGTATCTACAACAAAATGATGATCTGGTCATCCGCGCTGGATGAGCATGGCAAAATATGGAAGAACGTAAAATGAAACAAGCATTAGTCACGCAATCGTTTGGTGAGGATTGGCAAAAGATTATTGATCTGACTAGGCCACGCATGGAGGCGTATTGCAAACGCCATGACACTGACTTTATTCTGATCGACAAGCCTCTCACGCACCCAGCCCAATACTCCAAGTCTGCCATTGGAAACATTATGGCTACCAAGGGCTACGACCAGGTGACATTCGTTGACGCTGATGTTCTGATTGCAACCGATTGCCCCAAGCTGTCCGAGGACGCTGGCGTGTTCTGCGCCTTTGACGAAGGAGCTTATCTGGACCGAAAGCCAGATATGGTCAAGCTGGCTGGAGCTTTCGGCGGTGTGATTGAACCTAAGTTCTATGTCAACACTGGCGTGTTCGTAGTTCATACCAAGGCCGTTGGTATCTTATCAATGCCGCCCATTGGCCTGCACCCAAACCACTTTGCCGAGCAGACTTGGCTCAACGTGATGGCGCACTTGTGGAACATCCCGCTGACCGAGCTTGACCCGTCATTTAATTGTATGACCAGCGTGGAGTCGCATTTTGGTTTGGACCGCTACAAGGATGCGATGATTATTCATTACGCTGGTCAATCAAACGATCTAACTAGATTATCTAACCAGATTAAAGAAGACGAAGCGAAGCTGGTGGAGCTAGGCCGTTGAGATCGACCCAGCTATGTCGCGGTGACTACGATGATAGAGTGCAGCAGCTGGCTGGTGAGGTTGCGCTCCAGGCTATCCGCGATCTACGGATGCTGCGCAAGCGAGGGATGGTTAAGGGTATGAAGATTGTTAAGGATCACACAGGCGTGCCACTCAACGATGCGCTGGAGTATAAGAACTCTCACGAAGTGCAGAAGCTACTGCGTGACTTTAAGACTGGCGTTGTCTCTTGGTGGTGCAGAGCCAGCGGGGTGCAGATCGACAATAGAACGCTGTTAAGGAAGCTAAAGGAAAACGACTATGTTCTGCCTACTTGAAATTGGCGCAATAGTTTGGGTTATTAGTTCTTTTATACTTTACAGTTCGTTGCTTTTGTCTGCACTCTATTGCGCAGGTTATATCATCTTCAAGCTGATTGATTTTATAAGAAAGGAATTGGACCTATGAAAAAGAAAAGCAGAAAGATAGCTTTGGTAAAAACATTGGAAGAAAAATCCGTAAGAGTAATGATTGATGTTGACGATGAACTTTACGAGGCTTTGGCAAAGGCTGGCCGCCATCATTTTGCTAAAGATAAGATGGCCTGTTTTGAGTACGCGCTGAACAAAGCGTTGCTGGAATTATGCGAGGAACTGAAATGAGCGAGTTTAAGCAGAAGGTATTAACAGCAGCAGTTGACCGCTACGTCCTAACAAAGACACAGTGCGAGATGTTACGCCAGGATGCGGAAGTGATCGGGATGAAACGTGCAACTGTAATGAAGAAGGATGGCACTACGCGCAGGTCGTTTGCTAGAAGTTGCTCGTCTTGCTGGATACCTTACGCCAAGCACAACAACTGGATCTACAATATTATGCGTGAGCTTACAGATGCCATTAACGCAGAGCATTGGCGCATTGACATTACTGGCGTGCAACAGTTGCAGATTCTAAAGTACAATCCACTCCAGCAGTTTTGGTGGCACTTCGATGCGTTCACATCAGAAGCACCAGTGCGCAAGCTTACAGCGGTAGTCAATCTATCTGCACCAGATGAGTACATTGGAGGTGGCCTGCAAGTTAAGGCTGACCTAGACAATGCCAAGTTTATCCGCGAGCAGGGAGCAGGTTGTTGGTTTCCGTCCTACATCGAACATCGTGCGCGTGCGCCAATATGGGGAACGCGCTGGGTGTTGGTGGCTTGGTTTACTGGACCTGCCTGGCGATAATGGCAACGCTCAACGAGAACATCCCTAGCTTCAAGGCTATGGTGAGAAAGTCATTCTTTACCAAGGACGAGTCAGACAAGGAGTTTTACAACGTCTATGTGTTCGCCTTGCAGTCTTGCGCTGGTGCAATCCTAACCTTCCACGTTATGACTGACTCTGGAATGTTGCGGAGTCGAGTACCGCTATCGGAGATATACACGCACGAGCCAGAGGCCGACATCCCATTTAACTACAAACAACTTTGGGATTGCTTCAGCGAGAATGTAACCGTAACCGAGTATAGCTTCCTAGCCTACCATCGCGCGCAGATCCTGCTTAGGGATGCGACCAAGGTATGGGGTACATACTTGTTTACTGTGGATTGGTTTAACAATCCCTACAGCGATGAGCCGTCCGACTACAAGTGCGGTCACGTCTTCGCTGGTGACGATGGCTACTTACTCTGTATGCCTAACAACCGCATCTTCTGGCGGGATAGTAATTGGGTTACAAAGAAGTTGCCAGATAACCTAAAGCAGTTTCGAGTTGATACCGAGCTGCCATCTGTGGAGAATCAGAGTGACAAGTGGGTGACGGAGGATACAGATTCTTTTTACTACGATCTTTGCAAGAAGGAGACGGCATGACAATTTTACGCGCAGATAGTTCAGTAGTAGAACTTCCACTATTCCAAGGGAAAAACGGCGGTGCAATTCCGACCTCTGCGCTCCAGCTTAAATTCAAAGTGATAACATCACAGACGCTCAATGATGTGGTGGTTGAGAATCATTATGCCCATAGAGCCGTGCCTTGTAGTTGGTCGTTTGGATGTTTTAATTCCAGCGAGCTGCTTGGTGTAATATCATTCGGAAAACCAGCATCGCCACACCTGTGCAGAGGTATATGCGGTGAGGAGAATGCGCCAAGGGTATATGAGTTGAACAGATTATGGCTTGATGACAGATGCCCAAAGAACTCTGAGAGCAGGTTTATATCTTGGAGCATAAGAGAGCTTTCTAAATTGCGTCCATACTTGATTCTTGTTAGCTATGCAGATACTGGTGCTGGTCATAATGGCGCGATCTACGCGGCCACAAACTGGACCTATACTGGCCTATCGGACAAGAGGTCATCTGGTGACAAGGTGGTTGGCAACAAGCACAGCAGGCACTCAAGAACGATGGAGGATGCTGTGATAGTTCCCAGGACTAGGAAACATAGGTTTGTATATTTTTGCAACCCAGCAGATAAGTGTCTGCTCAAATGGGATATTGCAAATTGGAAAGAATGGAAAGAATATAAAGGAGAATAAATATGCCATTAGGTAAAGACGTATCGAAGAATATGAGTGAGTTAGCCAGGGATAACCGCAGGAAGGGTAGCGAGCGTGGAGCAGGCGGTAAGCCGCGATCACGCGAGCAGATGATTGCCATTGCGCTATCCGCAGCAGGCAAGAGTAAGCCACGTAAGTTTCGGATGCGATCTGGTTCGTGATGCAAGTCGAGGCTAGAGATCGCCTCAAGTGGGCGCGCGAGATCCTTTCAATTGCACGCAATAAGCTTGTAGTTGAGAGGGATCGCGCGACTCACGGACACGCTATAGATATGATTCAGATTATAACGATGGTGGATGCGGCGAGCTTGGTGTGCAAAGAGGTAGCGGGGGATGAATGAAAAAACACACCTCGACTTATTTAGCGGGATCGGAGGATTTGCCTTGGCAGCCAAGTGGAATGGATATAGAACCGTTGGCTTCTGTGACAACGAACCCTACGCACAAGCAGTCCTCAAAAAGCATTGGCCCGAAGTGCCGTGCCACAAAGACATCCGCGAAGTACGAGGCGAGCTATACGCAGGAGTCACTCTTCTCACAGGCGGATTCCCATGCCAACCATTCTCAGTCGCAGGGAAACAACGAGGTAAGGATGACAACCGTTACCTCTGGCCTGAAATGTTGCGAGTTATACAAGAAGCAAAGCCAGTTTGGATCATTGGTGAGAATGTTGCTGGGATCGTCAACTTGGCACTCGACCAGGTGTGCGCTGATCTGGAAGGTCAAGGTTACGAAGTCGAACCGATCATTGTTCCAGCTTGCGCCGTTGACGCGCCACATAGAAGAGACAGGTGCTGGATCATCGCCAAATATATGGCCGACACCGTCAGCCTGTCCGAGAGGGGCGCACACGGGAGCAAGGAGTGGGGCTGTGTCCGAGGACGGCAAGACGAGGACATCAGCCAACGGAACGAAGTGGGGGGCAATACTCCAGACTGCCGTGAGAATGTGGCCGACTCCGTCAAGCAGGGACGGGAAGGGCGGGTACATAGGCGGGAGGATGCGGAACGGGAAAGTGTCGATGGATACGCTGGATGTAGCGGTACAACATACGGACAATCAGGAGAAGCAATCTGGCTCGCTGAACCCAACGTGGGTCGAGTGGCTAATGGGATACCCAATAGGTCACACCGACTTAAAGGATTGGGTAACGCCGTCGTCCCGCAAGTCGCGTCAGAAATCATCAGATGTATCAACAAAATAATGGAGGATAACAAATGAAACTATGGACAAATAACACAAACGCAATTCACAAAGTCGATGACAATATGCTTTACCCGCGCACTACCTATGTACTGCCCGATGAGCTAACTGGACCAATCTGGGATGACTCAATCCCTTGCCCACACAAGATCAAGCCTTACTACAAGGGACGCGCTGCTGGTGGGGCAACAGCCGTCTACCGCGCTGGTGCAATTGGTGACGCGATCATCGCTACTGCATTCGTCAACTACTTGGTGCAAGAGTCGGGTGGGGTTGTTGAAGTGTACGCTCCTGCCCGCAACCTGCCTCTCTACGCTGGGCTGGGTGCAAAGCTGTGGCCGTTGCCATCATCGCTGGAAGCTTGGGATAGTTTTGATAGTCACTTGCCCTGCGATGATTTGTTTAGCGGACAGGTTGGCAACACAAAGCTAGGCACTGGTCCTGGCAACTGCTACCAGCGGATCTACGAGTGGATGGGCGTATGGGATGAGAAGACGATGGCTAAGTATTGTAAGCCAGTTCTGCATCTCATCGAGCCAGACCACGAAGAGTTGAAGGCGATGGGCAAGTGGCCGATGCCAGACCCATTCTTTGCCTACCACGTTAGCAGTTCTGGTCCGACCCGTACCTACCCGCCAACGATGGGGCAGGAGGCGGTGTTGGCGTTGCTTGAGGCTTACCCAAAACATCACGCTGTGATTATCGGGCTGGACAACTCAAACAACTTTAAGGTGGATCATCCTAGAGTTATCGACCTATTTAACTGCACCAAGGCTGTACGCTCGCTGTTCCCGATTATCAGCGGGGCTGACTTTGTTGTTGCGCCAGATAGTAGCGTCAATCACATGGCTGCTGGATTGGATACGCCGTGTGTGTCGCTGTGGGGTTCGTACGATCCAAAAGATCGCGTTTCCTTCTACCCTAAGAACGTGTCGGTGTTCAAACCCGATACTTGCCCACACGCACCTTGCCGTCCGCACGCTGGATTACCGCAGTCCAAGTGTAAGGATGCGACCAACAAAACACCCAAGACTCAATACTGGTGCAATGCTCTGCGGAACATAACAGCGCAGGATATTGTCGAGGCATCCAAAAAAGCAATAGAACTAGAAACCAAATAACTAACTGGCGTTGTGGTATGCAGGGAGATCCTGCATCGGGCGTTTCCTCAGTGTGTCTCCTCTTGAATCAGAGCCAGTTTGAATTTTATGAAAACAATAAAAGCTAAAAAAATTGATGACAAAATACTTGAATTGATTAGGAATCCAATCACAACTATGGGCAGTAAAATGTGGGATGAAATAGCATTGGTTGTAGATTATTTGCGCAATACTCTGCATTTTTCTCGTGAATCTATATTGGCTGTAATTAATGCTAAGGGTGGTTATGGAAAAAATCCAGAAGTACCACATAAGGAATTAATTAAGCATATAGACAACATTCTTAAAGTTAACAAAAAGAATTATAAAAATTATTTACTATGTCCAGAATGGGAAAAGAAAAGAAGGTTTATAATTCAAAGAGATAAAATTTGTCAAGGGTGTTTAGATGCACCCATACATCAAGTGCATCACTTGACCTACAGGAATGTTGGCAACGAACTTATGTTTGAACTTGTAGGTTTATGCAGAGAATGTCATTCAAGATGTCACCAAGAATATAAATGACCCCAGCACAACGGCAAGCTGAAGAGATCGTAGGCCAAGTGGATTGGCAGTCCGAGAACCACGGGCTGTGCAAGTGTCCTGGTGAAGCTGCGCACACCAGCCACACTCGCATCCGCGATACAACGGTGTTCGTAGATGGCGCGCCTACCATCTTCTGCTGGCATACTTCCTGCACGCCGTATCGTGATGAGGCTAACCGCAAGCTACGCCGAGCCATATCGAGCGATGTTCTCTACAAGCCAGCAAACATTATGTCGGGTGGTACAGCCGTACCAAAGCTTGTCATCAAGAAAAACCAGCACTCCGAGGTGTTGGATAGGATTAAGACTGTTGCTGAGTCAAACAAGCAACGCTATCTCACACACTACAATTGGGAGACTGCGGATATGTTTGAGGAGAGTCCGACCAAGCTGGACGATCCAGCCCAGGACTATCAGTTGTTCCTATCATTGTTCAACGCTGTTGATAATATCTGGATAGGTAACGTCACGGATAGCGGTAAGCATCCACAGAACTTCCGCACCGCTTACGATTGGAAGAAACTGGATGAACCAATTGGGCAGTACACAACTGGAGCGACCTACAAGCAAGGCACAGTCAGCAGGTCCAACGATACGGTTGAGGATAGGATATTTCTAGTTGTCGAGTCGGATGTGCTTACTAAGCCACAGATGGGCGCGGTGTTCCAACTGATGCGTGACCTATTCAGCATGAAGCTGCACGCCGTTGTTAATACTGGCGGAAAGAGCTTGCATGGTTGGTTTGAGATGCCACCAAAGAATGAATGGGTGGAACAGTTAAAAGCTTTTCTTATTCCGTTAGGATGCGATCCTGCAACATTCAAACCCAGCCAACCCGTTAGGATTCCTGGGGCAAAGAGAGAAGACAAAATGCAAAGCCTATTATGGTTTTGCAAAGGAGGAAAATGATTGAGCCAGCAGTAGCACTTGGTATCAAACCGAAGACGGACGAGTGGCCGCCGATCAAATCTTATGCACAACTTGTTAAGGAAGACTTACCCGCACCAGAGACGTTAATTGAGGGAATGTTGCACAGAGGCGGGAAGATGTTGTTGGGTGGAGGAAGCAAGGCGTTTAAGAGTTGGTCGCTCATTGACTTAGCCCTTTCGTTACATGCTGGTGTGCCTTGGTGGGGGCAGCAGTGCAAGATGTCGCGGGTGTTGTTTATTAACTTCGAGATCCAAGAGTGGAGTTTCCGCAATCGGTTGGCCGATGTTATCAAAGCTAAGGGGCTGGAAGAGAAGGCCGATGACTTTGATGTGTGGACGCTCCGAGGTCACGCCGCCGACTTGACTCTCATCCGTCCTATGATCGAGAAGCAGATTGAAGGTAAGGGCTACCAAGCGATCATCCTTGATCCAAACTATATGCTGATGGGTGAGAGAGATGAGAACAGCGCAGGCGATATGTCATCACTGATGAATGAGTTTGAGTACCTAGCAACGCGTCACAATCTGTCGATCATCCTGTCACATCACTTCAGCAAGGGTAACAAGAGTGGCTCTGAGTCGATTGACCGCTTCAGTGGGTCGGGCGTGTTCGCCCGTAATCCAGATACGTTGGTCGTTCTGACTGCCCACGAGGAGGATGAGAAGACTTACACTTGTGACATCACATTGCGTAACTTCCCACCAGTAGATAGCTTTGTAGTTCAGTGGCATTATCCGCTGTTCCAAGCCAACTTCGCGCTCAACCCCGATAAGCTAAAGAAACCAGGCGCACACAAGGCGGTTGACGATAAAAGGTTTTTAACTGAGATGGGTAGCAAGCAGTGGCAAGCGGGTGATTTATGCCGCCATATCATTGAAAAGTTGGAAGTATCGGAAAGCACCTTTTATAGGTATCTAAAACGCCTTCATAAAGCAAACAAGATATTGTCTGACAGCGGCTTGTATATAGCCAATCAGACCACTTTCTAATCCACTTTCAAAACACTATCATCTCTTGAGCAGTCAAACCCTTATATAGTATATAAAATAATTCGCGAAGGAAAGTAGGGGAAAGGGACTCCTTTTGTCCCGTCCCTTCCCCACTACCACTACGTTCTTTCCGTAGCGTTTTCCTAAATGAACAAACAAAGCTGGCAGGGCTGGCTCGCACACGCTCGCACCTGCCGAGACGGAGTTGGTGATAAGGTGGTGGGTGTGGTACAATCGTGAAATGAACAACAGCAAGCCAGGTCTGTACGCCAACATTAACGCTCGCCGCAAGGCTGGCACTAGCCGTCCTAAATCTAAAAGCACCATCCAGCCTAAAGTATGGCGTATGATGAAGGCCAAGAAGGGCGGGTTTGAACCAAGATAGAGAGCAGTTGAAGGTAGCGCACAAGTTCATTGCCCTGCTTCAACGTGAGAATGCACAGTTGCATGGCGTGCTACGTTTGCTAGGTCAACTGGTAGACGATATGAATGCCAACTGCTCCTATGAGGTCTTTGAAGTGCAATGGAACAGCCTTACTGAGCAGGTCAAGAGGCTGTCGGGATTCTTTGAAAGCCACCAGAAGGCACTCCAGTTGCTTCAGGACTCGATTCCTGACGTTTGGGACCAAGATGAGGTAGATGACCTTGAATCCTAGAGAACTTCCATGCAATAGTCCGAGGCGTACGCCTGGAGGACCAAAGAAGTTCGTAGTGCGTGCTTGCAGTGGGGGTGAAAGCAAGACCATCCGCTACGGCGACCCCAAAATGACCATTAAGAAGAGCAATCCAGATAGGCGTAGGAGCTTTAGAGCTAGGCATGGGTGTGACAGCAAGCCACCAAGCAAGCTAACCCCACGTTTCTGGAGCTGCCGAAATTGGTAGTTTGATGAAAAACAAAAAGGCTTTAAAATCGATTCCTTGCCACCCAGAAGCCTCGCTACATGGTCTGGATAGGCAAAATGGTAAAAGATGCGGAAGCAAAACAAAACCCCAAGAATCGAGTTTAAACGTCAAGTTCAAGGTTGAACCGCTAGACAACCGAGCCTGTTGTTGCCGTATTGGTCGCTAGACTGCCGTTTATAGCACCCTTATAGGCTATCGCTCCCGCGAAAGGCTACGCTACCGTTTGGATGCCTGCGCTTCCGTTTGTTGACGCTCCCGATACTTAGCCCAGCGGATTCCTACTGCCTTCTGGTAATGTTCCCTGGGCCGCACCTTCTGCGGACCTTTGACGCTCCCGCCCTTCTTACCTAGGCGCGAAAGGTAGGCCTTAATAATTTCATCTTCTGTCATATTTTTATATGCTCCTTATAGGCTGCGCTGCCGTTTGTAAGCAAGCGCGAAAAGCCGTTGGGGTTTGAACCCTTGTGATGCGTTGTTTATTATGATTCTACATTGTCCCAATCACGAATAACTACATTTATATTTTCGGGCTTGCTAACTACCTCAGCAACACCGCCGCGAACATCAATCACTACTGTTATGGATTCATAATGCTTTTTCAATCGCACCGCTTCATCGAATAGCTTACTCATCCTTGCGTTATATCTTTGCGCTCCTGTTATTGTCTTAATCATTTTCATATCCTCTTTCTTTCTTATTCATTCGCGCAATCTGTAAGGACTGCGCTGCCGTTTATAGGATGCCCTGGCGAGAGCCAGAATCCATCCTCCGACCACCTCCGTTACGAGGCGGAACGAGGAGGGACTAGCGAATCTCCCAATCAATTAAATCATTTTCTATTTCTGTTTTAGTGTCTGGATGAATAAATTTAATATCCATATCCTCGGCTATGCGTTGAGCGTCCTCACGATCAATGGCATTGAAGTGAACATTGATTGTCAATGTGATTGTATGTTCTTTCATATATTCTGTGTCCTTTCTTTTACTTTTCTTTAGGTCATCTCTAACGAGTTTGACCTCTCCTCCCCTCAGTAACGAGGAGAGACGAGGGAAAACTTATTTCCAAACCAACTCAATCCAACTTGCTAGGCTCAAGCCTAACAAGATCCCAAACATCAAAATGGTATATGCCTTAATCATTCCACACCTCCTTTCTGATAACAAAGTTTTGGATGCCGTGAAACTTCCTCCACATTTCGGCTTTGCTGCGTTCCACAAAACGGCAGACGAAAGAACCTGATCGAGAGTAAATGGAGAAGCAGATCATTAAATCTCCTCCGTCATATCGCAATAAGCCCTTGCTACTTCTTCACCCGCATACCAAGCGAGGCCGCTTGGAACTTGGGTCTGGTCGGTGTTACCAGCCAAACCCTCTACAATCTCGGCTTCAGTTGCACCATCCATACATCTAAAGCACTTAATCATTTCGACCAATCCCAACCCTAGTTCTTTCGATTGCTGAGATGCCATTTCGAGAATCACTTTTCTATGGGCATGAGCAAAGCGAAGCGTTTCAGTATGATAAATGAATCCATGAAAGCCCCCGCTAATTCCGTGGCGTGTGATGTCGTGGGCGGATTGCTTGAAGGATTCCCAACCGCCCATCTGACGGACTACTCCTCGAACAAGTGATGCCGGGATGTTGGTTGAGTCGATTAGGTTTTTGAGACTTGGTTTTTTTGTTTCTGTTATCATAGTGTGTCGTTTCCTTTCGTTTTGGTTTCTTTTATTCCAGCCTATCGGCCAGACCGAAAGCCACCCTTGCAGATGGCTTCGGGGTCTGATCGCCTAGCTTTTTAACGCCTTGTAATTCTCTCCGAATATCTCAACCAACTCCTCGTGATTGAATCCATAGTCTTTTTCTGGGTCTGCCTCGAATCTTCCGCAATCAGACTGAAAAGGATTGGTCACAAAGATTCCTTTATGAGTAAACCCGCATACTTGGGAGCAATGGCCGTCAAGAGAATACAGACCGAACTCATCAGCTTCCGCATTGTCGTAATCCTCCACATCTCCTCCTTGTTCCTCACAGATTTTCCTCAACTGATTGAATGTGGATTTATCAACTCGGACGCAATCCCAGCCGTTCCAAGTTCCCCCAGCATAATAACCGACAAAGAAGGTCGGGTCATCATATCGGAATATGACTTTGCTATCTCCGCAATCGTCTGGTGTTTTGTTTTTGTTCATTTGCTGATTACCTCCGCAAACTCAACAAACCCAACTCTGCGACCCTTTGCATCCTCGAAGTGATCTTTCCGTAGTCTGGTGATCATAAACTTCTCGCCATCGGAAGCACGAGCGATGAGATAAACTGGTTGGCCGTAGAAGCCACGATCAACCACAATCATCTCCTCACAGATCACCTCGACAAAGCCGTGATCGTTTATGGATTTCATATAGTATCGTTTCCCAACCTCTAAGAGATTGGCCGTTAGTTGTGTGTTATTCATAAGGTCAAACTAAAGCGGATTGCCTATAAGCACAATACTTTTTTTATGCTCAAAGTATGGTAGTAGTTTAACTAATGGATCTTGCAGCGGACTCCACCGCACCAGAAAAGGCTAAGAATGGGCGTGAGATATTTACCGATAAGATTGCCGATGAGATAGTGGCAGCTTGTGGAAGTGGATTTACCTTAGAGAAAGCGGGCGCGCTTGTGGGCGTTAATCCCTCCACCATTCGAACGTGGGCGCAGCGTAAACCCGATTTTGGTAAGAGAGTGGAGACGGCGCGGAAAAAGCACGAATTGTCTCTTTTGAAAGATATACAACTTGCGGGCGAGAAATCATGGCAGGCCAAGGCTTGGATTCTAGAGCGTGGCTACAATTGGGCGCAACCCTCTGCCAGGTTGAATGTTACGCAAGAACACACTCACGGCATCAGCGGAAACTTGGCCTCATTGCTGGCGGGGATTGCGGGGAGAAAGAAAGAGAAGAAAGCGGAAGTTATTGAAACGCAAACACTTCAACAACCTAAAATGCAAATACCTTGTGTTGCAATTACTTCTGCTCATAAGTCGCAAAATGAATATTGTATCGAATCTGAAACGCTACAACCAGAAGCACTTACACCCAAAATTCCTAGGACTAAACACAAGCGAATGAAACTTCGCAAGCCTAGAGCCGAGTCACTTGCAAAGTATCCGCCCACCACCACGCCACCCGCCAACCCCCCAGCCCCCATTTAATACGCATATACCCCCCCAAATTATTGTGGCTCAAAACAAAAAGAGGTCTTAACATACACCTATGCCAAAGCCTCCAAAGCGTAGTCAAGAAGAGATACTCGAAGACCTCTCTAAACCATCTGCTTTCGCATCTAACGTCCTTGGCATCAATCTGTACGACTGGCAACGCAAGGTATTACGCGATTTAGAGCCTAGAGACTGTCGCGTAGCCCTGCGTGCAGCCAACGGCTCTGGCAAGACCAGCACCGTAATTTCGGCTATTTTGATATGGCACGCGCTCGTTTACCCGCGCTCAATCGCTGTAACAACGGCAGGCGTTTTCCGTCAAGTCGAAAGTCAACTCTGGCCTAGCCTGCGAAATCACATTGCCAAGCTTGGTGGGGCTTGGGAGGTAACATCTGGCGAGATCCGCTACCTCCACTCCAACGGCAACACATCACGCATTATAGGCTACTCAGCGACTGATCCTGGGCGTGCTGAAGGATGGCACGCAGAAGACCACGAATACCATCCGTTGCTGATGGTTGTGGACGAAGCCAAGACCGTAGCCGACCCGCTGTTTGAGGCTATCAGCCGATGTCAACCAACTAGGCTGCTAATTGCATCCAGCCCAGGCGGGACTAGCGGTGCATTCTATCGTGCGTTCACCAAGGAAGCGAATATGTGGTCAAAGCACGCAGTCACAGCGTTTGACTGCCCACACATAACGCAGACCCAGATTGATGAGGTAGTCCAGCGTTACGGCGAGAAGCACCCGCTGACCCGATCTATGATCTACGGCGAGTTTGTTGACATAGGGCTGGAAAGCTTAGTTATCAACCTTACCCAGCTACAGAACTGCTACAACACGCCACCACGATTCAAGCCAGGTGTACGCATAGCAGGCGTGGACTTTGCAGCGGGTGGCGATCAGAACGTGATCTGTATAAGTGACGGCAACAAGATTCTGCCTATGATTGCTTGGCGTGAGAAAGACACGATGGCAGCGGTTGGCAGGTTTATAGTCGAGTTTAAGAAGGCTGGTTTGGAAGCAAGCAACATCTACGCTGACGCAAGTGGTATGGGGATGGTTATGTGCGATGCCTTGGCTGAGTCTGGCTGGGCAGTCAATCGCGTGAACTTTGGAGGCACGGCATACGACAACAACGCCTATACCAATCGGTCTGCCGAGATGTGGTATGGGATGGCAAAGAAGATTGAGAATGCCGAGATCATATTGCCAGAGGATGAGGACTTGACAGCGCAGTTGACTTGCAGGCGCACAATCACCAACAGCAAGGGCAAGCTTGGCGTGGAGTCAAAGGATTCAATGCGCGCCAGAGGCATAGCCTCACCCGATAGGGCTGACGCGCTGGCCTTGTGCCTCAGTAGCTCAAATGTCGGTCTTGACTTGACATTTCAGATAGAACGTCCAACTTGGAAGTCACTTCAAGAAATGATGGTATCCCACGATCCCGTCATGGCTGGATTTGACCCAGGAGGATAAACACTATGAATATCTGGAATTGGATTACTTCAAATTGGCAAGAGA